AACTATTATCAAAAGCTACTTTATAGTCGGTCAATGCCATATAATTTATAATTTTTTTAATCTAATCCCCATTCATAGAAATTAGAAACCTCTTTTTAGCATTTGGTCGTTGTACTGGGCTTTCTTTTTAGGGTCTGCCATTACTTCATTAAAGTAATTTATATCTTTCTCCGCTTTTGCAAAATCAAGTGGTTCTGGGTCTTTTCCGCCCCCCGGTTGTGTTGTTTCTATAGTACGCTTACCAGTCAAAGCATTACCATATGTCTCTTCAAGTAATTGAGAAACTGTTTTATTCTTATTCTGTGGTAAAGTTGCAAGAGTTTTAATTACATCAGGATTAGCTATTGCCTGAAATTCAGGTCCACGTTCTAATGCTGTATTGTATTGCTTATTAAAAGCTTCATTAAATTTATCTGCTTTTTCTTTAGCACTTTCTTTAGAAGCATACTTTGCATCTAAATCATTTTCAATAGTTGATTTCAATTCATTCATGAATTCTCTATCAATATTGTATTTATCAGCGATAGCATCTACGCCAGTTACTTGCTCATATTGAGTAGCTTCCTGATATTGCATAGAATCTCTTAGTGCTTTTAGTTCTTTTTCAGCAGCGATAAGTGCTTTTTTTTGAGCTACGAACGCATACTCTGGAACTGTTTTTTCTGAAGCGTGTTCTTCACTTTCTTCATTATAAATTTCTTCACTAAGTTCACCAATTGTTTGTTGTGTTTCCTCTACGGTTTCTTCCGCTTGGTCAATTACCTCTGACTCTGGAGCATTGTTTTGGATTTCATCCATAATTTTAACATTTTTACAAAGTTGCTCTTTGGAGTTTTTTACTGTCGCTCAAACAGAAAAGATTTAGTGTCCCCCGACACCCCATTAATAAGTATTATAGCACAAATGCACACATTTACATAATGTAGTGCGTGCTAATATCTACAACCGAATGGGGGTTAGTCGTAAATATCAGCAAGCACCACACTATGTTGGTACTATTCTGCTTTTTTCAATTCTTCTTCCAATAAACCTTCGTAATATTTCTTATTACTTTCGGCACCTGACAATACTTGAACCATATCTATACTTGTTTTTATTTTAGCGCCAATAGAGATAAATTCCTGCTGGGTTAATTTGTTATGCTTACTAGCAATCTCACCAATTCCATCAAGAATATCTTTTACTAAACTTTTAACCAGTATCTTGCCTCCTTTACTATCGTTCAATGCAGATAATGATGATTGAATATCTAAGTCGTCTTTAATTAATTCTACGTCAATATTCTTTTCCATATTATTCTTTATTAGTTTCTACTAATACTACTTCTTCGTCTATAATATCAGCGCTTTTAATATCATCTAATTCTGGAATCTGTTTTATAATCTCTGCTTTCTCTTTGTCGTACTCTACTAATTGTTCGTCAATTTCTTTTATCTTATTACCGTGTATCTTTGACTTCTCTTTAGATTCTTTATACATCCAAGCCGTAAGTAATTCCTCATCAGTAAGTTTTTTAACAAATTTATGAAAGTGTTCGATGTTGTCCACGATAGCATTTTCATGTTCTACCATTCCTGCATGTTCTTTTCGTGCCTTAGTCAGTATATTAATATGATTATCAATATCATTCATTGAGAATTCTACTACATCACCACGCTTTTCAATAACTCTATCACGTGCTGTTGGTAACTCAATATCTTCTACTTTCTCTATATTAAATTCGATTGGTTTAAATTTGTATTCCATAACTTTTTATAGTTGCGGGGACACTTCCCCATTAGTGTTTATAATATCTTCAGTTTTATTTACATCTTCAACCATTGGTTTTTGCTGACCAGGAATTCCGCGCTGTTGCTGCGCATCCTGTTGTCCTTGCGTAATCATTTCCATTTGCTGTTTAAAGAGTTGATTATTCGCTTGTTTAACCATATTACGAGTAATTATCTCATCAAGAGCTAGTACATAGTTTGAAAGTATTAAGAATTGGTCTTCTGTAATGTCTTCCATGTTGTCTTGCATGTAATCAACGAATCTTTGTTTGTATGCGGTATTGGCAGCTTGGTTTGGTGCAACCTTTTCTCCGTCTAACAGTGCTTCAATATCTCGTTCTGCTTCCGACATTAATTCTGCTGAACCATAATCTGTCGTATCAAGTAGTTGCTTGATTGTGTCTTCTTCAAATCCTGCAATAGATGCTTGTAGTTCATATGCTTTTTGTGGATTTTGAATAGGGTTCGCAGCTTGTGCATTTAAGAAAGCAATCTTTGTTCTCTTTTCTGTTTCTGATAGTGCTGTCTCTGCATTACTTGATTCAACCATTGTTCCAAACTCATCATCTTTACGGAATATATCACGTCTTGATACTTCTACTATCTCTACTCCATCAGGTCCAAGAATATCTACTGCTACTTTTTTAATCAAGTGTTCTCGAACACCTAATTCATATAGCTTAGCGAATCGTTTATAACCAAATGAGTATGACTTATTAAGGAATCCGAATCTATCTGCTGCATTAGCTTGGTTACCTTCATAAATACCTACCTTATCTTCATCTGATACTCCTTTAGCACCTGCTGTAACTCCTGATGTTTTCTCTTGAATACCATCTAAGATATTGTAAACTTCGATAGGTGTATTAATACTTGGTACAGTTAGTTGTTGTACTGCTTTATTTAAGTCTATATCTTTATTTACTTTAATGTACCCATCTCTACGGTATTTAAGTTCTGCTAGGTTAGGAACTGCCATTACGTTTACCAACTTCTGTGGTTTGTTTACCTGTTCTGCGTTGTCTAGCATCTGATTGATAGATATAGCTTGAGCCATAAATATTTCACGAACGTAATCACAGTATGATGGTGTCCAAAATTCAGTTAAGTCTGGGAACGCTGCCCAAGTCCAGAAAGGGAACATGTTAGATTCAAATAGTTCTTTCAAAGGTTCTACTCGAATTGCTGTACCTCCTGATTCTGTCATTAATAAATAGTATCGTGTACCCTCAAAAGTTGTATACCACTCCCAAAACTTATATTTGTCTGGGTTAGCAATTTCTTTTTGTTGTGTCCAAACATTTGTGTCCCAAGTACGGTTTTGTTTATTAACATCTTCTTGGTTCATTTCTGTGATGTTACCTGAACCTTCAATCAATCGTGTTGTTTCTGTTCGTAAGTAAATACCATCTTTAACACCTTTCTTTAAATCTGATTTTGTCTTTACTACTCCATATCGTCCCATGTAAAATGCTTTTTCAATATCAATTCCACCTGCTGATGGGTCAATAAGATAATCATACACATCTACATTCTCTAGGTTAGCTCTATATCCGTTAACTGAATCGGCTGTATAAGAATAGATTGCACGTCCATAAATCAATGCTTGTTTCTTTCCTGTAATATCTTTAATATCCCAATCATCTTTATCTTGATCTATTGTTCGTAATGCGTTGAGTAATTTGACACGTTTTAATTGTGCTTCTTTTCGTTTAATAAACTTAAATACTAGAGGATTATCAATCTTAGATAAAAGTGTATGCACAAAAGAGGACATTTGTCCTAAATCGACATTTGCCCTAGCCATTTCTGTATTTACTTTTCGTGAGTAATAAAGGTCTTCATTAGTCCTCCAGTTTTTTGTCTTACCTTGTTTGTAAGTACGTGCAAAATCAAGTTCTTGTAGAGCTTGAGCGATAATTCTTTGTCTTGTTTCAAAATTAATTGCCATTGTTGAGTCCCCACTCAAGTATTATTCTGTTAATGTTGGTATTATACCATACTTAGTAAATAAATTACAAGCCTATGCTCGGATATAAAGGTTTTTCTTCTTCAAATATATTATTGATATCAATTTCAAATGGTTTATAGGCTATTTGTTCTGCATATTGGAATGAGTCGAGTACATCATCGTGCATACCACGAGGGAAAACTCTCATTTCTTCTTCAAGAGAACTACAATCACCTACAAAGAACACTGATTTGCTTTCCATAAGTGGTATCAAACCTCTAATTCTTGTTTCTTTCTTTATACCACCATGCTTTAATGCTGTGATAGACATAAACTTATTACGCTTTCTCATTTCTTCCTCAAGGAATGGTTTAACTGCTAATAAATAAACAGTTTCTTCTACACCAAGTACCTCTGGTTTATATGTATCCCATAAGTAAAACATATGCTCAATCAATTCCATTGGATTAATCTTTAATTTGTATGCTGTTACATAACGTTTACCTTCACTTGATACTCTGTTAATAGTAACACCAGTAAAATCTGCTGATTCTTTCTGTGATACAGCTGTATCTATTGCAATGAAAGTTAGCGTGTTTAGATGTCTGTAATCATCCTCTGTTGCTGTTTGAAACCAATCCTTCTTAAATTCTGCAAGTGTCTCGTCTACTGGTTGATTCATCATTTCATAACTGAAAACATAAGAACCTAATTGTCGTTGTTTATCTTCAATAGATACTTTGCCAGTTTCTTCTGCTTCAATATCAGTCATTGCATATTTAGCTGACCAAGCTGGCTCGTTATCAATAACTACTGGAATGTTTCTTACTCTGATTCCATTATCTATTTTAGCTCGGTTAAAGATATGTTGGATATTTCCATATTCAGTAATGTAGTTACCAAGATATAACATGAATCCGTTAGGTGACATACCAGCCATTGCTTCGCTAATATGATCTGCTACTTGTTTAGTATATGCCTGGCTATCTTTTGTCTTGTTAGTTTCTATATCATCAAGGATTAAACAATCCGGTCGTTGATTTAAGTGAAGTCGTCCACGTACTGATTCCTGTGTACTATGTGCTTCAACACGAACACCGTTCTCACAAACGAAGTTATTTATTCTGTTTTGTTTAATGTCATTAATTCCTCTTGTCTTACTGAAAAGAATACCGAAATCTGATTGTAGTCGTTTGTTGTTAGTCATCTCATAGGCTACGTCAAACAAAATACGCTCTGCGTTCTCTTTGTCAAATGAATCTAAGTTAATATACTTTCTTTTACTTGTAGCAATGAGCCATACAACAAATAGTTTAGCGATTGATGTTTTACCTGATTCACGAAACGCTATCCATGCTACCTCACGAATCTTATTATCAACCAAATCGTGGCAATCATTAAAAAACTCATAGTGATATGGTGCAAGGGAGTATTTAAAATAATCATTGAAATAGTATACAGCAAAAAGCCCAAATGATTGCGTTGCTAGGAATATTCTTTCTTCCTTTGTTCCGTCTATCATTTTTTGGAGGGCTGCTTTTGTCATATTATTTAAGTAGGTTTAATAGTGCTTCCTTCTGCTCATCTGTTAATCCATCGTTTACTGTTACATCAGCGTCGAGATTGATGATTTGTTCTGCTTTACCATCAGTTCTATCAAGTATCATATCAACAGCCTTTAGGTCTCCTTCCTTAGCTTTTGCAATAACTTTTTTAACAATTAGAATATCATCTGACTCTGCTTCACCTTCTGCTATCTTAGTAACAGCTTCTTTAAATAAAGTAGTGAAGTGTCTAGCTCCTTTAGGTTTACCATTAGCATTGCCTTTCCATTCTGATCCTGCCTTGAATCTACTTGGATATTTATCTTCCAGTTTTGTTTCAGTATTTTCTGACATATACACCATTATACAAAAGAACCTGCAATTACGCAAGTTCTTTTTGTTTATTTCTTCTTACCTTTTGATTTACTAACACGTGCTTCTGATAATGTTTTGATGTGCCTATGGGGAATGAAAAAGAGTATTTTTTAACCAGTCAAGCAAGGTCCTAGGAAACACACTACTTCTTTTTCGTAGACTGGATCGTTACTTTCCCCCATAGACACACTAATTTATTTTGATGTGCTGCATTCAGGCAATAATTGGTTCATATCTCTCCTACGCAATAGTACCAGTAGGATTATAGCATCTGATATTCAGGGGATGGTTTGTATTAAGGACATGACCCACCATGATATTCAATCGGCATGACCGCCCGCTGTTTTACTACCTGAATGCAGCACATCAATGTTTACATACAGTACCAGAGTACAGCTCAGCTCCCGATGAAGTGATATATTTAATATCTTAGAGCCGAACTGTGTTCTGATACTCTATGTAGTTGTTTTGTGTTATGTCCAACTGTTTATTAGTTTAACAACACTATCTTCATCTTTTTCATTAAATCTTTCTTCAAATCGTGGTTCTCCACCGTACATAGGAATTGAAAATACAAAATAATTATTGTTTATTCTCCAAATTTCTGCTTTGCCATAATCTGATTCTGGAACTGTATAATGTTCACCATTTTTTAATTTTAATATCTCCTCTTTCATATAATCTTATTAGTTACTTGATAATCTAATAGCCGTTGCCGTTGCCGTTGCCGTAGCCGTAGCCGTAGCCGTTGCCGTTGCCGTCGCCGTAGCCGTTGCCGTAGCCGTCGCCGTAGCCGTTGCCGTCGCCGTTGCCGTAGCCGTTGCCGTAGCCGTTGCCGTAGCCGTTGCCGTAGCCGTAGCCGTTGCCGTAGCCGTAGCCGTTGCCGTCGCCGTAGCCGTTGCCGTCGCCGTAGCCGTTGCCGTAGCCGTAGCCGTGCTGTAATCCTAATGTTTGTGTCTCCTCGACCAAAAATATATTCATATTATTTCCAGTTAATTTCATTAACATCCATTCGAGCAACCATGGTCATTTTATGGAAATGGATATTTGGACAAATGTCTAATTTTGTGTTCGTGAGTGGTCCTGATTCTGCAATCTCACCTAACCCTTTTGTAGTTCCCCAAATACGAATGACGCTCGCATCTGTTAATGTACACTCATCACCTTTTTCATTATAGTTTCCTACCACTACCCAACCTCGATTCAAGATTACAATTTGTTTTTTGGTTGGTTTGATGTTCTTTTTTGATAATTCTTTGTGTACATCTGATTCTGCGATATAAACTTCATTGTTAATAGTTATTTTTTTCATAGTTAATTTTGTTGATTGTTAATTAGTTACCCTACTTACGGTTTTGTAGGGGGTGTTAAGAGATTGTTTTCTAATAAATATATAAGCATATTAGCCCTACAATTTGCTTCTGTATCACCTGAAAATTCTTCTTTATTTCCTATATCTTGAATATATCCTTCAAACAAGAAAGGTTCTACTTTTGTATTTGAAAAATATTGAGGTAGCATCTCTCCAAGCTCTGCGACTGTGAAGGCAGAACACCATTCGAAAGTAACATCGTCATTATTAGTCAATTCATGACCAGTATGACTTCGATTGAATCTCTGTAATTCAGGTTTTGATTTTCCGCCATATCTCCAATGGAATAGGCTGTTGTAATCATCTATTCCTAATTCTTTCAGTTTCTTTGCAAGCTCTAATGAGCATACTTGTTGTTCGAGTTTCATATTATTCCTTTGGGTTACCCTACTTACGGTTTTGTAGGGGGTGTTATAAATTTATTATTCAGTATTGATGATAGAGAATGAACACAATTTTTTACCTTTATTCTTTTCCACTCTACATCTCCAGTTTCTAAGCAAACACGCCTCAATAGTTCATATGTTTGTATCCCTGGGGTAAATTCTTCAATAAATGTTATATGCTCCCATTTTTGCCAATTCTTTTTTGTAAACATATTATTCATTATCCTGACTTGCAGGTGTTACTGATAATTTCTTTTCATACTCTTCATCTAAATATTCAAGAATTGAATTTACATATCTTTCACATTGTATTTTTAAATTATAAAGTTCATCATTATTTACAAATATTTTTGTTTTACTATTATATATTTCTTCTATTCTTTCTGATGGTTTCATATTATTCCTTTGGGTTAGTGTCTTGTAATAGGGATAGAATATCGTTAATTGTATTATTTCTTTCAAAATCACACTTACCTCTCAAATCGTGTATCATTTCTTCTGTTGGTATTTTCATTCTTTCCAAGTTCTCTACAATATGATTGTGATAGTCTGTCATTCCTGCAATGTAGCAGTCGCAGTTACATTCACCATCATTAAATCTGCAGATATGTTTTTCAAGTAACTTGTCTTGTATGTATTTGTTCATAGAATTATCGTAAACTTTTTTCAAAGTATACTTTTATTGTTTCAATAATTTCATCTAGTAAAACCATTTCATCGACAGGTATTGGTGTTCCGTCTGGCTCTTTTTCATTAAAGTGATTAACAATATCATCACGGATTAAATCTTTTAAAGTTGTCATATCTATTTAGTAAATAAGTTAATAAAGTAATCAGGGAATAGCATGAAAGGTGATGCTAAAACAAGAACAGTAATAAATAAATAGTTTAATTTGTTTTCCATAAATTATAAGAAGGTGGTTATCTCTTCTTAATACCAGTATATACTGTATACATTACATTGCAAGTAACTTATCCACATATATGCAATAAGATACAAGTATTATTTAATGTCAAGTATGTGTTCTAAATACTCTACAGTACAGTCAATTAGTAATCCTGAAAATGATGTTGGTAATGGTATCTTTTCTTTTACCTTTGCTCTATCCATTAGTTCTAGGATATAGTCTTTGTCTTTTTGTTCGTGTGATATGCTTGATCGTGTAATCATATTATTTGTTGAATTTAATCTTAAAAGGGAAATCTTTTTGTCTTACAATCTCACTTAGAAAAAGTGTTATAGCCATTGATCGTGTAATACCCATTTTTTTGAATACACTGTCTGCCTTGTTCTTTAAAGTTTCATCTATTCTTATTTGTATTTGTTCTGTCTTCATATATTTTACTTCCACCCCTAATCCTACCAACTTGCACCAGTGAGCCGTATCTGTTATACTCAATTTATGGTAAATCTAATATAACTTCTTCGAGAACACTCGTAATCAAGTTTTGCAGGATAAGAGGCAGAAATGCCTTTTTTATTTATAATCTTTCCAATAATCGTCTAACTGCTCTTTACTGGGAAATTCAATCTCGCAACCGAATTTCTCTCCAATTAGTTTAGCAATCTGTTCATAAACCTTTGAGACCTCACTCGTTGTTAGTTCTGTTGTACTTTCTTTTCCGTACATTGCTTTCATTACAGGCTTGAACAATTCACGCTTGCAAGCATCAGGCGTCCACATTATTTTAATCTCTGGTTTTAATACAACACGCATATCTAAACCTAGTGTGTTAAAAGTATCTGACATTTGAGTAAAGAGTAGATGTAAACACTTATTTTGTTGTAATGTACGCTTATTTCCCATACTTTGAATTACAGGCACCACAATAGTTTCCTCGTACCATGTTATTCTTAATTCTCAAGTCTAATGTGTCTCCAAGTGTTTCGTTACAGTCTACACAATTTTCTTTTACTTTTCTTACGTCTAGTTCAAAAAATAGTTCCCTCTTGATTTCTTTTTCCTTATTCATTTGATTAGTTATTTTTTTGATTTCTTTTTTGTTTGTACAAAGTAATAATGTGTTCTTTATTTCGTTTACTTTATCAATATCGTTGATTACAAAATCAGAATATCTAACGATGTTGTTTTTTATTTCGTAAGTCATATTAAAAAGGTATATCATTCGGAGAAATATCTAAGTGATCTGCTGTAACTCCGTGAGGTTTCTCTACTGGCTGTGACTCTCCTTTAAATATTCGCTCCATTTCATCTATATCTTTCCCAACAAGTGTTGGAGTTGGGTATCCAGGATTACGTTGCTGAATTAAATAGTCTTCGTATACTTGTAAAATCTTTTTTGCTTTTTCTACTCCTACGTTTAAAATAACAAACTCACCTTCTTTCACCTTATTACCTTCTTTGTCTATATACTCACGTCCATTTTTTAATTGACCTGATGTAAATGCTCCTGTTTCTGTTTTCTTTGTCCATAGGTCACCTGCTACAACTTTATCGTTGTAATCTTCTGGTGTTGCAACTTCAACATAGTGTGTTGGTTGTAATAAATTTGGTTCTTTTGATTGTCCGTTTTTGTTTTTGAAACTTGATAATCGTGTGTAAATTTTAATCATATTAATCTGGAATTTGGTTAGTATTAGTAAATGCGTCTTCTATGTCATCATCTGAACGACCAGCTACTGTTCTTTTTGGTGGAACAGGTAAATCATTTGAATGAGTTTTATCTGTGTCCATATCTTCACCTTTAATCACTAGGAATGTATCAAGTAGTACGTTTTTAAGAGCATAGGTTGTTGCTTTTCCTGCTCCTTTATCTTGACTATCTACACCTTGACCATATCCTGCTAATTCTAGACTTTCACCACTTTCATGAATTAATAGGTATTTTGTGTGTGCATCTGTTAAAATTGATTGTTTACTTTTTTTTGCTTTTGGTTCTGATTTTGAATATTGGTCTTCTTCTTCCCAACGGTCTACTTTTGTAGTTGCTACAACAGATGTTGGAAGAATAACTAATCCATTTTTAATCATTGAGTCTTTAATCTGTGAGCGAACCATTGAATCTGAAATAGCTTTATAACTTGAAGTTCCAGTTCCTACATTCATACTCTTTTCAATATTTGTTACTTCTTTCATTACTTCAAGTATTGCTTTTGCTATGTTAGTCATATCTTTTTATCTTTAATTAATTGTTCTAATAATTGAGGGTTGTTCTTTTTAAGGAACTTAATCTTGTTTTGTTTTGCCCAGTC